GCAACGACACATTGCCGCAGCTATTGGAACAGCTGCCGGTCCCAATACTAATTATTGATAGGAATTAAAGTGGATTAATTCCTACAATTGGAGTGAAAATGCCACGATTCAGTGACCTACAAACCGATTCCGAGAGACTGGCTTTTGTAAAAGAGAAGCTAGAGAAGGATGACAGGTGGGCTGCTCGTGGCCTTTTATTGCTCTATTCGAAGCAAACTCCTAGTGAAAAGAAGAAAAAGAGTACGGTCAACATCAACGGCAAGGGTTTCAATTCCTATGATGCGGAGATTTTGACCTTGGCTGCGAAGAAACTTCTTCATAATGGCGGCGATGGGGAGCATGCATGCAACTCTCTGCAGGCTCCTTTCTCTTTGTCTGCCTATATGTCGCCAAAGCTTGCCGATGCTGTTAAAGGGAAAATGCCCAAATACGCAGCACAACTGCTGGAACATTCGGTAAAAAGTACCTATCCGAGGTGATAGGCAATGGCTATGATAGTGACCGCTCACATGATATTTTCCTATATCCCAATATGTGGGATAAAAACTTGACCTACCCCTTGACGGGAGGTGAGTCGAAAGTGTACGCTTCCAAGCGAGGCCCGGATGGGGCGGTTTGCTTTTAAAGAATAAGTATATGGGCGGGCGCTAGGGGGTCGGCGACGAATATGCCGGAGTAGGGGAGTGTGGTGGATGGTCAGTGTTTTGCTCCCTACGGTCGTTATTTGTAGGAATTAATCTACCTTAATTCCACCAAATAAATGGCGCACCCTAGCCATGGGTGTTAGGATTGCAGGCAATGGCCTCACTCGCAACGGTTTGCTGCTTTGGCGCCAGCCTCCGGCTGGTCAAACATTGGTTCACCTCCCCTATATGCGAATCCTGCTTATCGACCCCACCGCCTCTTTCCTCGACTTTGCCCTGCGCTGTGAAGCCCAAGGCCATGAAGTCCGCTGGTTCCTCGGGCCAGACAAATTGGCTGGCGGGGGTCGCTACACTGTTGGAGATGGGCTGATGCCGAAGATTCGGGATTGGCGCACGAGCATGGGATGGGCCGATCTCATCCTTAACAGTGATAACTGTAAGTATACCCATGAGCTTGAGGGCTACCGGAACCGGGGCTACCCCCTCTTTTGCGCCAATCTCGAATGCACCGCATGGGAATTGGAGCGCATGAAGGGGCAACAGGTCTTCAAAGACTGCGGGATAGCCTGCCCCGATGTGGTCGAGTTCAAACGATACGATGAGGCCATCGCACATCAGATGGCCAATATGGACAAGCGCTATGTCAGCAAACCCTGTGCTGATGTTGACAAGGCCCTGTCCTACGTGTCAAAGGGTGCCCCCGACATGCTCTTCATGCTGGAGCATTGGAAGAAGAGTGGGAAAAAGCCCGTTCCTTTTATCTTTCAAGAATTCTTCCCCGGCATTGAAATGGCCGTGGGCGGGTGGATGGGCCGCGATGGGTTTGCTGAGCACGTTCTGGAGAACTTCGAGTTCAAGAAGTTTATGAACGATGACCTCGGGGTCAACACGGGGGAGCAGGGTACGGTGATGCGGTATGTGCCGATGGGGGAGAGCAGCCTTGCGAAGGCTTTGCTCGCTCCGCTCGAAGGCCGGCTCATCCGCGAAGGCTACACTGGATACATTGACGTTGCCGTCATGATTGGCAAAGATGGCTCCCTTTGCCCCCTCGAATTCACCTCTCGCCACGGCTGGCCTCTGTTTCAGATCCAACAGGCATTGCATCCCGATGTTTGCAATTGGATGCTTGACCTTTTGCATGGCAAGGATACGTTCAAACCCTCGACTGACATCGCCACGGGGGTTGTGGTGACGATGCCAGAATTCCCATACAGTCACATTACCCGAAAAGAGGTCACGGGTTTCCCTGTGTGGGGCATCAATGCGGGGAATCGCTATAACATTCATCCCGCTGAAATGATGCTTGGCGAAGGGTTCAATGAGAAGGGTCAACGGGAGCCAATGATGGTGTCCGCTGGTGACTATCTTCTTATTGCTACGGGCACGGGGAAGACTGTTCAACAGTCAAAGAAGCGGGCCTATGATGTGATCGGGGAGCTGGAGATTCCCAATTCCCCGATGTATCGGACTGATATTGGCAATCGGCTTGAGAAGCAATTGCCAAAGCTTCAGGCCTTGGGCTATGCCGAATCCTGGGAGTGGTAGAGTATGAGCCAGAAAGTATCCCCGGTGCCACCGCATGGTGAGCCGGATAAACGATGGTTGGATGCGATGGTCGCGACGGTCAATGATGCCTATGCCGCGACGTGCACGACCGCTACACGGCCTCCGAATGCGGTAATTGGATTCCACACATTTGATGAAACGATTGGACGCCCAATCTGGCTGAAGTCTGTGAACCCGCAAGTTTGGGTCGATGGGGCTGGGACGGTGGTGTGAGAATTGTTTATAGGAATTAATCTACATTAATTTGGACAAATAAATCATATGGCTGGCCGGGCAGACTTCTTCAAGAGTGGTTCCTGGAACGCAACGTGCGATTTGTGCGGAGCGAAGGAGAAGGCCGACCGTATGGAGCTGACGTGGAATGGGCTGTACACTTGCAAGCACCACAAGGAAAGGCGCAATCAGCAAGACTTCCTTCGTGGTGTGAAGGATAACCAGACTGTCCCGTGGTCCCGTCCATGGCAGCCTCCGTTGTGTGACACCACTTCATTTCCCTACACTGAATATTGCACCCTTCAGGGAAAGAATGCCATCGCCGGTTTTTCTATACCGGGCTGTGCCGAGCCTGCTTATGTCAATACGGCTTTTTACCCCTCCATTGTCCAGTGGCGTGGCTGGGCTATCCAAGACACCTATGGTTGCCCTATCCTCGACACCAATGGTCAGATGATCTACCCCCCGGGCACGCCTTCGGCTACGAACCCTCCTGGGCCTTTGGGCCGTTTAGGCCGTCTCGACATTGACTTTTTCCTTGACGTAACGGATCTGGGATGAAAAAACTTCTACTTTCTCTTGGGTTGTTGTGGGTTTCGGTGGCTAACGCTCAGTTCACCCCCGGACAGCTTCTGACCGCAGGTGCCCTGAACTCTCAGTTTGCCTTGTATTCCAAACTGTCGGGGGCTACATTCACCGGCGCAGTGACAATGCCGAGCCTGACAGTGACCGCAGCCAACCCTTCGTTGCTGTTCCAGAACTCGGGGACCGGCAGCGTAGCGCGCACATACCAAAGCAAGTTTTCTGATTTCGTCACAGTTGCTGACTTTGGCACCGCTGCTCAGGCCGCTTCTGCTGCGTCTGGAGGGTATTTCCTCGTCCCATCAGGTACTTCCGTTACGCTTAATGTGCCGTCGCAATTCTCGACCATCACGGCAGCGCTAACCGCAATCCAGAACTGGCAAATATACGGATCGGTGACTATCCAGGTGGCTGATGGCACCTATTCTGTCCCCGGACAAGTCACGCTCAGCCATCCCTTCGGCGAGAATATCCACATTATTGGCGATACCACAACGCCAGCGAATTGCATTCTAAATTTCTCTGGGACGAATGGCTTCTATGTTCCACCTGGGTTTTCGTTCGGCGAGATTAACGGTTTCTACATCAAGAACGTTGGAACGAAGACGCTGACAACGGGAGTTTTCACCAATTCCGGGACCATCTCGAAGCTTGGGCCAAATCTGACAATTGACAGTTTCTACTACAATATATCCGAGCTTTATGGTGGTGTCATCAACGCTGCCGGGACAGCTGGCGCTTTTGTAACTGTAAAGAATGGGGGCGACGCGAATATCTGGGCCTACCAAGGAGGTCAGATCAACGCGCAATATGCAGTGTCTACAGGAGCAAGCGACGCATCGAACAATCTAGGTTTTGGGGCCTTGGCCGAGCAAGGCGGGGTAATTGAATATACGAACGGAACCGCCACCGGGAACTATATTGGAGGCATTGCCGCTTACAGCAATGGCTTCGTACGGGCGGAAAACACATCTGTGTCTGGTAACGGTGGGGGTGTAAACCCTCTGGGGTCTAGTTACAGTGGGGGATACATCGCACTTGAGGGTGGGTCGATGGAGGTGTTTGGGGGATCGACCACAAGCAACACTGGTTATGGGTATGCAAACGATCCTGCTTCAGTTATTGCTGGAGCAACTGGAATCACGGACACCGGGAACACTCTTGGTACCTTCTACACGCCAGTAAATGTGACCTCTCTCGGCTATACGTGGTTCAACGCAGGGAATGTTACTCTTAACGGAACCTACCCTGGCACAGGAACCGGCGGATCGGTGTACCTGGATCAAAATATTCCGACCTCAACGCTTGCCAATCAGCGTTTTCTCACCAATGGTTCGGAAATCTGGCGACAGCAGTGGGATAACAATGCAGCGGTGTATCAGTGGAGAACACCGGGGGGTACGGTTGGTCTCTCGTATGTCCCGTCGACTGGTGTTACAACGTTGAAGTCTGTTGCGATGACAGGCCCTATACAACTCTCCGTGACCACTGTCTCATCGCTTCCGACGTGCAATGCTGGCGCGAAAGGGCAGATGTATGCTGTTTCGGACGCATCATCACCGACCTATAACAGCACATTGACTGGTGGAGGCGCAGTGTCGGTTCCGGCCTACTGCAACGGCAGCAACTGGACTGCCCACTAACCCACTTTTAGGAGCCTTCCATGGCTGAACAAGGTTCATACCCTCTCAATGGTCGGAGTTTGGCGGCAACAGACAATTGCACAGGCGTTGTCACAGGCCAAACAGCTGACATACCTTTGGCAACGTTGGCGGCCTTCATCCTCGGATCTGGGGGTGCTAGCGTTCTGTCGGGGACAACGGCTAATCGTCCTTTACCTGTATATGTAGGACAGCCATACTTCGATACAACTTTGGGTTTCATGGTGTGGGCGAAGCAGCTCTTGCCTACCGTTTGGGTTGACGCTGCGGGAGTGCAAGTATGAAAAAGATAATCGCGATAGCCCTCATGCTCGTGGCAA